GATTTGTGTAACGGTACTGCCAGATCTTATATAGCAGGATCGCCGTTGGGTAACGTAATCAAGATCATCAACAATGTTCCTTGCGCCGCAGTGAAAGCTGCTGTACACGAGAAAGGACAAGTTTATTTTAATAACAAACTCACAATAGCGACTACAAATTGCCCTGACTTACAGGCACGAATTTGGTCAATAGAACCAGCCTCTGTACTGCGGCGGTTCCATTACCATATACACACTAAGCTTTTACCGGAATACGCAACATTGCAAAATACACTAGATGCTACGAAGCTTGATAAAGGGGTATATACCCCTGCCTGGGAATTCGATGTGCACGTGATAGAGGCAATAGAAGGTGATTTCAGGTTTAAATCTGTACACAAGACGTGCCATCCTTTGTCTTTAATTGGATTTTTGCAAAACGAGTCAAAGAAGCATTTTGATGCACAGAAAGCGTATGTATCGAGCATGCAGGACATGGATTCAGAAGCGATGTGTAGTGAACACAATTGTTACGCAAGTATTTGCCCTTTTTGCAAAGACCCCTAATTTTTTGTTCCTGAAAACTGGATCAGTGAGATCGGAGACGCACTAATTGGCGCAAAGCGCATGCTATTTCCTCCTCCTAGTGACGAAGAATGCGATGATCGCAGAGCATTGCTGCGACAAGCCAGAAAGGTGGCAATGGTGAACTTAGAAAAAACATCACTGATTTTGGACGAATTTTCAAGAGAATACCATTTCGCAATTAATACCATCATGGTCGATAGATGTAGCTCTGTATTAGAACTCGGATGGGAGATCGAGGAAGCCCCTCCTAGCGAAGCAACGGATCAGGCGCGTAGATCGTGGCTGTGTGATAGCGATATCTCTAAGTGGCAGGAATCGGTATTTGCGTGCGCTTTTGATGACGTCAAATCGAAGTTGAAATTACATAACGATGAGCGCAACGCTGCATTCACTTCTTGTGTGAGAAATTTCAGCCTTGGTAGATCTCTGTCGTCGATATATGGTACTAAGCCTATTGACGATGATAGAGATTCTTTATGGGAAGAAATAACAGTCGATGAATGTCTGGAGGATTACACACAGACGTGGGGATGGAAGTTTAAGAATGTAGCAGTTAATGTTTTAGAGGTATTTTGGATTAAGTACGGTGGCAGATCCATGCTCCAGACAATATCGAATACCTTTAAAGTGAGGGACGTAGCCGCTGTGACAATAGCAGCGGGAGTTACGCTAACTGCGGCGGGAATGCTCGTTAGAAGTATATCACCTTATGCTCGCAGGTTTCTAAACACTTGGAAACTTGTTGCTGAGGTATCACCCGAGCGTGGTGAAGAAAATATTGAATACGGACACATTACACCGCGCCTACTACCCACTGACGGGGGTTTCAAGTCCCTCGTCTTGGAGGAAATCCCGCGATCTACGCAATCTCATAGTTCTACATCAACGCAATTTAGAATGAAATTAGAGCGATGTCTTGGTAGTTTACAGGCCATTTATTACAAGGATGGACAAATGAAGGCTTCTGTTACTAATGCATACCCATTATTCGGGACTTTATGGCTTGTACCGAACCATTCGTTTTCGGCTAGTATAGATTACACTCAAATAATTTTATTAACTAAAAGTGATAAGCAGGTGGGTAAGAGCACTACTGAAGCCTTTGACGAGAATAACTTATTTCGTATGCCTGAACATGATTTAGCTATATTGAATATTCCCTCTTATGGTACCGTTCCCTCGATGATCGATTACATCGCTACAGACCGTGTGTTGGCGGCTAAAGCAGGAACCATTTTTACAAAATTTGTAGATGGATCACTGCGAAGTGCAGTTGTAGAGGAAATTGTCTATAAAGAATCGATTAAAGGTGGTAAGTCTGTCGATGACAAGGGACGAGAGTCGTACATTCAACAATATAGTGGCTATATGTATCGCGTAAGAGGAGGTACAGTGCAAGGTTATTGTATGAGTCCTATTGTAGACGAGGGCGGGACTACGGTCTTGGCTTTCCACCTTAGTGGTGAAAATGTTGTTAAATCGACTACAGAAGGAGGTGGATCTTATATATCTCCAATGGAATTACGCACGAAAGCCATGTGTAATTTCCCACACACCGCACTCATATGTGGGCATGATATACTACCGAGTCCGTACGGTAGTAGATTAGTGTCTGAATCAAATCCTCATGAGCGCCACGCCCTACACCGAATCGATGTAAATAATTTAGTGCACATAGATTATTTGGGAAGTCATGGACAATCAGCGAAGTTTAAGACTCAGTATCGCATTCATCCTAAAGTAGATATTGTATGTAAAACTCTAGGTCTTGTGCAAGTTCATTACCCTCCTACCACTACGTTCATGCGAGAAGAAGGGATTACTATTGGAGATATATGGAAGAAAGACTTAACCGCCATTTCGGAAGTAAAAGGTTGTTTTAGGCCTATCCCGTTTTCTCAAGCATATGGTAATTTACTTTGTACCTACACAGCCGCGTGGTTTGAAGCTCCTGAATTATTGAGAGAAGATACACTTCCTTATTCAAAGCAGATGATTGTGAATAACCGGGACGGTCTGAATGGCCTTACACGCATCGATATGAAAACATCCGGTGGTCCTCACTTACCCGGCCCGAAAATTAACTATTGCAGGTTGTTGGAGTCGTCGGAGTATGTCTCTCATAACTTCACATTAAATGACGAGATTTGGGAGGAAGTAGAATCGTTAGACACGAAGTTGAGGAGAGGTGAGAGAGTGAATACAATCTTCAAAGCGTGTATTAAAGATGAACCCCTCAAGAAAAGCAAAGGCAAGATGCGTATTTTCGGTGGTTGCGATTTAGCATTTATGTGTGTAACACGTAGATACTACAGTCCAATAATTAGATTTATGTACAACAGGTGGTTGTCCTGCGAACTTGCAGTGGGTATGAACACATTTGGACCCGACTGGGATCAGCTAGCTTCCCATTTATTGCGATTCCCGAAGTTCTTAGCCGGTGATTATAAAAACTATGACAAAACAATGAATCCTATTTTGATTCAACAATCTCTGGAAATAATGATTGCGATAGCTAAGATGGCCGGTTACACCAAGACAGACAGAACAGCCATGCGCAGTATAGCGGCGGAGATCGCATTTCCAACGTATGATTACGACGGTAGTTATATACAAGTCGCTGGGAGTAATCCATCCGGGAACCCATTGACTGTAATTATCAATTGTATCGCCAATCAGTTATTGCACCGTTATGTATTTTACAATCTGTATCCTAAGTTTAATTTTACAGACCATGTTGTATTGACGACTTACGGTGATGATTGTTTGTGTAGTGTTTCTGATGATATACCAGCTTTTAATTATCAGAATATCCAGTCTGTGTTTGCGGAATCACGTATCGTCTGGACAGATGCGCACAAATCGACTGATCTATCTGACAAGGGCTATGATACCATAGAAGACGTTAGCTTCTTAAAACGTTCTTTTAGGAGACATAGACTTTTAAACAGATGGGTGGGTGTTTTGGAGTTTTCTAGTTTGGCCAAGATGTTTTCAAACTATCGTGCGATAGCCAACGCGCACGATGCTCACACAGATGATGTGTTGGAGCAAAATCTAGCTACGTTCTTGCGAGAGCGTTATTTAGAGTTGGAAGAAGGAATAAGTGATGTCATTGAATTGACAAAACAGTTACCTATTGGTAATGGAAAGTATGTACCTCACGAGTCCGTAGCAACAGTTCAAGCGCTGACGTTGTTATTCGAGAAGTTCCATGCTAGAAATTATGCACAAGGTACATATGTAGTGTCCGATGGGGATATTACAACACGCTCCTGTGAATATTTATTCGCAGAGTCCAATCTGATTTACGAATCTCCTAACCGCTCGAAATGGAGATTGACGAATGATTGGTCGGAAACGAGTAGCGGCCCTGCGTCTTTAGAGACCGGACGCAGGGCGGACGCAAATGATCTTACAAACATGAATTATATAGAACCAAGTACGGTTAGTAGTACTCGCGCGACCCGGTGCGTAACCGGGCTTCAACCAGAAAGTGGACTAACGAATTTTATCGACTCAGGAGGTAATGTGCTGGATATTAGCTCCTCTCTTGATTTGACTGCGTCCGCTAGTGTAGACAATTTGTCATTAGCTGAGTTTTTGAAACGGCCTGTGCGTATTGGTACATTTAGGTGGCCTTTGAATGGTGACGTAAATCTCAGATTTTATCCGTGGTGGTTGTACTTAACAATACCATCCGTGTTAGAGAAGATAAGAGGATTCCGGCATCTTAGAGGCAATCTTCATGTCAAATTTGTTATTAATGGATCTGCATTTCATTATGGCAGATTGATGGCGTACTATAGACCACTAACAAATGAATACACAACACCTGTGAGCAACAATGCTAATCGTGTAGTCGATATTATGCAATGGTCCCAACAGCCGAATATTCTGATGGATCCATGTACAGGAGAAGGTGGAGAAATGATTCTCCCATTCTTTAATTACGTGGATGCAATGGAATTAGCGTATGTGCAAGACGTCGTTAATATGGGTTCTTTGTACGTAGCATCTGTAGCTCCGTTGCGTACCGCAGGCGGCCAGCTGCAGAATTTGACTGTATCGTTATATGCTTGGATGGAAAATGTAGAGTTATTTACACCAACTATTTCTGTTCCATTTTCATTTGGTACACCACCCGTAGTAAACCCTGGTGGTACGTCACCTTTTTCGATACCGATAGGAACTCCTGTGGTAACACCCGCATTAGTACCACAAAATGACGAATACACAGGTCCCATTTCCCAACCGGCTTCTGTTGTAGCTAAAGTAGCCGGAATGCTAGAGGGAGCTCCTATCATAGGCGATTATGCAAAGGCCACGAAAATTGCAGCCGGCGCAACTGCCATGGTAGCCAAAGCATATGGTTTTTCGAGACCAATTGATTTGAAAGAACCCGGAAAGATGCGGTTAGTTCCTACTGGGGGTTTAGCTACTATGAATACTGTGGACACGAGTACTAAATTGGCAATGGACGTAAAGCAAGAATTGACAATCGATGCGAAGACTGTAGGTCTTACTAACAAAGATGAATTATCAATTCAATCGTTTGGCGATCGTATGACTTGATAGACAATTTCCA